GGGTAACTATGAAACTGCACCTTCTGCAATGCAACGTGATTATTCACAGAAGACAATGCCAAAAGAAGAAGTAGAAGAAGATTTAGACGCTAATCAAAAACGTGTAGGTCAATTAGGTCCAACCGAGAAGGTAGGACCTAAAGGTGCAGTAGGTAAATTAGTTGGTGCAAGCGAAAGCATTGAGGTCAACGAAGGCCAAGATGATTTAGATGCAATCAAACGATTACTAAACAGATACTAAAACGGGTAAATAAAACCGCACTTAATTGTGCGGTTTCCCATATCTGGCATAAATATACTTGACATTAGAAGAAAGTATGTGTATACTAGAATCTAGTGTTAGTTATCTCATGGTGAGATAGCGACAACTAAAATGACACCATGTCAATGAAATAAGGAAATATATTATGGCTTCACTAGCAGAAATTCGTGCCCGTATCGCGGCACAAGAAAACAAGACCCAGAACAAGGGTTCTTCAACTCAATCTGACAACGCAATTTACCCACACTGGAATATCGATGAAGGCGCTCAGGCGACTATTCGTTTGCTTCCAGATGCAGATACAAACAACACGTTCTTTTGGGTAGAGCGTCAGATTATCAAACTTCCATTCAACGGCGTTAAGGGCGATCCTAACATCAAGCAGACAGTGGTACAAGTACCCTGTGTTGAGATGTATGGTGACGCATGTCCTGTTCTCGCAGAAGTTCGTCCTTGGTACAAGGATGATACTCTTAAGGAACTTGCTAACAAGTATTGGAAGAAGCGTTCTTACATCTTCCAGGGGTTTGTTCGCACTAACCCACTTGGCGATGACAAGACTCCGGCAAATCCTATTCGCCGATTCATTATCTCTCCTCAAATCTTCACTATCATCAAGTCTTCATTGATGGATCCTGAAATGGAAGAATTGCCAACAGACTTCTTGCGTGGTCTTGACTTCAATATTAAGAAGACAAGCAAGGGTGGATATGCTGACTACTCAACTAGTAACTGGGCCCGTAAGGAATCAGCACTAACTGAAGTTGAGCAGGCTGCTATTGAAGCACATGGTCTACACAATTTGGCAGACTTCTTACCTAAGAAGCCTAACGAAGCAGAACTACGTGTCATTAAAGAAATGTTTGAAGCATCAGTAGATGGTCAACCCTTCGACAATGAACGTTGGGGTGCATACTATCGCCCATATGGGGTAGAAGCACCTTCAGGTACTACAGCGGCTAAACCATCAGCGTCTACTGAAACTAGCGCACCCGCTAAGTCACCAGTCGCAGGCACAGAAGATGATACTCCTCCTTTTGAAACTGCTGATCCAGTAGTTGTCCCACAGACAACTTCAAGCGATAAGGCCCAAGATATTCTTGCAATGATTCGTGCAAGACAAAATAAGGCCTAATTGAATTGGGGGAAGGAAACTTCCCCCAATTGATTAAGGAGAAATAATATGACATTACCTGACGAAAGATACCGTGCTTTAAAGCAGGGTAAGAAACTACTGGAAGAATTATGTGATCCAGGTAAGACTCCTAGAGTCCCAAGTATTATCAGAGACAGAGCAAGAGGCGCACTACGTCATTTTCCAAGTGACTATGAACTAGAACGTCTTGCAGATCAATGTCCCGATTTACTTGATAAAGTTCCTTTTTCTGATAGAATGAAACAAGTTGCAAGATAATAGAGGAGAATAACTTGGCTAAGGCATTTGACGTAAGTAAATTCCGTAAGGATATCACTAAGGCTATTGATGGTCTTAGTATTGGATTTAATGACCCTACTGATTGGATCAGTACAGGTAATTACGCACTGAACTATCTAATCAGTGGTGATTTTAACAAAGGCGTACCACTAGGTAAGGTAACTGTATTCGCAGGTGAATCAGGCTCTGGCAAGAGTTTCATCTGTTCGGGTAACCTAGTACGTCACGCACAAGAGCAAGGCATTTTCGTTGTACTAATCGACAGTGAAAATGCACTAGACGAAGCATGGTTACATGCTCTCGGTGTATCTACTGAAGAAGATAAGTTGTTAAAACTTAACATGGCAATGATTGATGATGTTGCTAAGACTATCAGTGAGTTTATGAAGAGTTATAAGACAATGCCTGAAACTGACAAGCCTAAGGTATTGTTTGTTATTGACTCATTGGGTATGTTGTTGACTCCCACAGACGTTAATCAGTTCCAAGCAGGTGACATGAAGGGCGACATGGGTCGTAAGCCTAAAGCACTAACATCACTTGTTCGTAACTGTGTTAACATGTTTGGTTCACATAATGTTGGACTAGTTGCAACCAATCACACATATGCATCACAAGATATGTTTGACCCCGATGATAAGATTTCAGGTGGTCAAGGTTTCGTATATGCATCAAGTATTGTTGTTGCAATGAAAAAGTTGAAACTAAAGGAAGATGAATCCGGTAACAAGGTAACTGATGTTCGTGGAATTCGTTCTGCTTGTAAGATTATGAAGACTCGTTATGCGAAGCCTTTTGAATCAGTGCAAGTTAAGATTCCTTATGAAACAGGTATGAGTCCTTATTCAGGTCTATTAGATATGATTGAAAAGGCTGAACTTGTTAAGAAAGAAGGTAACTCATTAGTCTATACAACACTTGATGGAGAAATCATTAAGAAGTTTCGTAAGGGTTGGGAAGCAAATGATGACGGTTGTTTAGACAAGGTAATGTCTGAATATGGACTGCGTGATTCAATGAAAGCAAGTATCAATATAACAGAAGATAATGAAGAAACTATTGATATAGAGGAGTTACCAGAAACATGAGTTTATCGGTAATTAATGAAATTTGGAAATTACTCAAGCCTAGTCTTGAAGCGGGTACAGTAGCCGAAGAGGCTGCTGATAATTTAGTCAATTATCTTATTGATGAAGATTATTCTCCTAATGAAATTAAGCAAGCGTTTCGCGGAGATGCATACATTAAGAGTGCATTAGAGTTTTTTCTAGAAACTCCTGATCAAGGATACAAACTTGATGAAGAAGAGGAAGATCCATTCGATGACTATCATTCATTTGATGATGAAGATGATGACTGGAACTAAATGAACTGGTATACGAGGATCACTGCTGATCTATCAGTAATCCCAGACTTTATTTCTCATTATGAAAATGAGATAATTTCTGCAAAAGCCGATGTAAGGGTTTATGGCAATGTTGAAAAGAACATTGCCGCCCTTCCCGGCATCACTGAATACCGCTTCAATCAATTACAAGAGATTGAAGCGGTACTCAACTATCTAAACATTCAACTTAGAAAAATTCGTAGAAAGCATTTTCAGAAATACCTTGAAGCATATAATCGTGCGTTAACATCACGTGATGCAGAAAAGTACACTGATGGTGAGCAGGAAGTTATTGACTACGAAGTGTTAATCAATGAAGTTGCACTATTGCGTAATAAGTTTTTGGGTGTAATGAAGGGCATTGATGCAAAGCAATGGCAACTAGGTCACATTGTTCGTCTACGCACTGCTGGTATGGAAGATATCACAATTGGGTAAAATACCTCTTGCATTTAATTCATAAGTGATGTACAGTTATAAAATAGTAACAACAAGGAATTATTCATGTCAACAATGAATGCCACAGTACTAAATTGGCCTAGTAATAGTACAGAAATATCATTTGATAATCTATTTGAAACTAGAGAATCCAAAGATATTAAGTTTGATCTTGACCTACTAGTTCTTAGTGCTACTCTATATCGGTTGCGCAATTCCACATATGGTGACGAACAAATTGCTAACCAATATCGTTGCCTGTCATTGATTGAAGATAACATTCAACAATATGTAACTGAATCTGATTATGAATTTGCAGAAGAAGTTCGTCAACACTTTAGTCAAAAACTAATGATGCTAAAGTTGAAGACAGAAAATCTTACTTCATTCCGTGAAGACTTGAATCAGTTTTTACATGCCAGTTGGCATAACAATTCAAGTAGATCATTTGTTTATCCTAAAAAGTTTGTTGGACTTGCTTACAAGTTGCCTTACTTTTACATTTATGACAATCAATTGAATTCAATCTTTGGGTCTTCATACAGTAAAATCAAAGGTCCGCGACAAGTTAAGGGTGAAAAGAAATTGTCGTTCTTGACCAAAATTCAATCTCATACTCGCAGTGGTGCAGGTAATATTGAATATTGGTTCGAAGACGAATCTAGTAATAAGGTAATGATTTCACTTGAAAATCATAACCCTCTGCTTAATCTATTCAACAAACTTATTACGGACACTGTTGTAATCAATGGCAAGTTTGATGTACGCCATAAGGATACAATGGAATATTACAATTCATATAACTGGACTTGTGTTGCATAATGACTACTATTGAAGTTGCTGATTACCTTCGTGCTAATATTGATTGGACACGATTTGCTAAACAAGTTAAGGCCCTAAGTGGTCAATGCAATGATAGGCAGTGGCGATTTGCTAAAGGCCTAATATTAGAACTCTCGTTTGAAATGTGTGCTAGTGGTAAACTTAAGTATGTTGCGCAATTGGGTACTGATTATATTCTAGTAAGTCTCAATAATATTAGTATTGAATTCAAATTTGAACAAAAGCCATTGTTTGGTAAACTTGGAAAGATTGCAAAGAATATCAATCCCACATTGATGAATAGCAGGGGTACCAACAAGCACGTTGTATTACCCAGTACCTATGCTGACTACTTAATATATGCTACTCCCAATGGGGCATTGTTGTTTGACAAGCCTACGGTGTCAAACCATTTAAAAGTTTCCGGAGATAGCATTACTGGTAATTTACCTAGCAATGCAGGTGTTATACTCGCTGATCCGCAAATTATGAATCCTGCAAATCAAGTAGAAGTTGACATTATCAACCCGCTTATGAATATGATACGTACTTGGGCCCAAAACATCAAGTAAGTTGTTGATTTACAACACATTTTTTTATCCAATTATTGGATAAAAAAGGTTGACAATTAATCGTTTTGGGCGTACAATACATGTATTGACACTAAGAAATTGGAGACAGCACATGAAGATCGTTATTCAAACTCAAGTTAAAGAGAACTATGGCGCTCACGATTGGGACGGTAAAGGTGAGTGTCCGCAGTATTGGAAGTTTAAGGGTGGTAACACTTATGTGATACCTAACCTCAGCGTAGAGCAAACGCTCCGCATCAAAGAGGTTGGTGTTCCGACTCTCATTGCGCTTATCGAAGATTGTAATGACAGTTACGAGGAGTATGTGCAGAATTGGGCAACTCTGGATGATGACATTGTGGTATGTGAGCCATGGGAAACGCCCTTCGAATTGTTTTGGGAAGAAGGTCGTTGGGTTGCCCGTCGCACTGAGGAGAACGGTGAGTATGGTTATATGCGTAGTGATATTGCCAGCAAGACCGAGCAGTATGACATGCTGATGGGTGGTGGCCGCGAGAATTATATCGCTACTTACACAATGCGTACAGGAGAAGTGTTGACTTCTCAGGAACTTGAAAATTTTTATCGCCAAGCGGCATAAAAAGGCTTGACATTTAATCGTTTTGGGCATATAATACATTATACACTGAGAAAACGGAGTCACAGATGGGTTATCGGACACTTAGCGAACGTGAAGCAAAATGGCAACCCCGTAAGGGACTAGAAGGTCCTTTCTTTTACCCCAATGGTCGGGTTGCCTATTATGACACCAAAGAGGGTGCATATTACGATCCTACTACCGATTTCTACCTCTCTTATGAGGAATCTTCTGAACTTCAAAATTCAGTTTTTGACGTAATTAAGGCTTGACTTTAATTCGTTTTGGGCTTATAATATACATATATTAACACAGAAAGGTATCGTATGTCTTCAATCATTGTTAAGTTTGGTGAGTATCGTAATCAAGCAGTTGTCAATACTAAGTTTAATCTCGTTAAGGGATATCAGACTGGTAAGAAAGGCGGCTACGTTACTGTAAAGAACGAAGGTCAATTCCCGATTGCTATTGATGTAGTCAAGATTAAAGTGAACAACATTCACGACATTGAATTTAATGGAGCCCCTGTGATTGCAGAAGAATCTCAAGTTGTTGAAAATGTAGTTTCTGAAACAGAAGAAGACGCAATGAATCGCATTGCTATTCGTTTCGGTGTGCTTGATGAAATGTCACGTGCGTGTATCGCAGGTGATATTCGTGCTATGATTGTGACAGGTCCTGCAGGTATCGGCAAGTCGCACGGTGTGACTACTCAAATGGAAAAAGCAACATTGTTTGATCAAGTTGCAGGCAACAAGACTCGTTTTGAAATTGTTAAAGGTGCTATGTCAGGCATCGGCTTGTTCGCTAAGTTGTACAAGTTCAGTGATGCTAAGAACGTATTAGTGTTTGATGATTGTGATATCTGGGAAGATCAAGACGCTATCAACGTACTTAAGGGTGCGCTTGACAGTGGCAAGACTCGCAGAATTTCTTGGAACAAAGACAGTCGTTTGTTGCGTGACGAAGGTGTACCTAACAGTTTCAACTTCAACGGCTCTATCATCTTTATTACAAACAAGAGTTTTGATGCACGTAAAGCAAGCAAGATTCAGCCCCACTTAGATGCATTGCAGTCTCGTTGTCACTTTCTTGACTTGACTGTTAACACTGAGCGTGACAAGATGTTGCGCATCAAGCAAGTGCATCGTGATGCTGAAGGTGGCTTGTTTGCTGATTACGATTTCAGTGAAGAACAGACAGATGAAATCATGTCGTTCATTTGGGACAACCACAGCAAATTGCGTGAAGTGTCCTTGCGTATGTGTTTGAAAGTTGCTGATCTAGTTAAGATCAGTGCTAACTGGAGAGAGTTGGCAAAAGCAACTTGCATGAAGTAAGTTTGTTAGTTGGTTGGTGTTTCTTTTGTTAATCACTTTACAGGGGACTTCGGTCCCCTTTTTTTTACCTTTATACTTGCAATATTATTTTATTAGTGCTATATTGATATAATGGATACAAAAGAACATCTACTTTATTTTTTCTTGCAGGGCAAGATAAGCCTTAGTCAGTATGACCAAAAGTTTTTATCTAATCTGCAAATGATATGCCATGAGAAAAATCGGATCACTTCTAATCAAGCCGCATTATTCGATAAGTTGATTAGTAAGTACAGTAAACAGTTATCCAAAAATAACGTAGATGTTGAACAGGTAAAGTTGCTATCTTGGAAAGTAGATTTGGTACCTAGTACACCTGAATTTACTGGAGCAAGAGTATCAATTGAAGACAACAATACATTGTTGATACGTGTACCATTTAATAAAACATTCATATCAGATTTTAGAAGTGTCAACGATAACCCGTTTGATTGGGATCGTGACGATAAAAGGTATGTTGCTGAATTCAGTACCTATGCATTAAAAATTGCATATACTTTGCTACCCAGTTATTTCCCAATCGTCATGTATTGCGATAAGTTGTTATCATTGTTAGAACAACTAAGTATATATGAGAATGTTAAAGTGTGGGAACCTACACTAGTTCGTATCAATGGCAATTTAATTGTTGCAGGAGTCAACAATATACTTGGTGATATGATTGCTAATATGGAATTAAATCACGATGCAAGGACCTTTTATGAGTTATCTCAAATGGGTATTAAAATTGATCCTTCACTAATTGACAGTCCAAAGTTAAAGTTTGCATCAGAGTTTGTTACTGAAGTTAACTTAGATAATTTTACTAACGTTGCTAAATGGATCGTTGAATTAAATCCAAGTAACGTATTATTTGGTAGGGGCCTAGTTAATAGACTTGATAAGGAACTTAGAAGTCTATTGGATCATGAAATTAATTGTGGCAAAAAAGATGTTGTTTCCCGCATCAGTAGACCTTCACGACAAATTCTGTTACAATATCATAGTCAACCGGATACTAAACGTAAATATTCGTCAGAAGCAATAGGTAAATGCGTAATAATTAGAAACATGAGGCCAATAGAGGTACGATGAAACAAGCAAAAATTATAATTAAAGATGAAGTAAACGTAAAGATCGAAGGTCTTGAACTTGATGCCCGCCGTGCATTGATGAAGAAATTTGAATATGAAAAGCCCGGCGCACGTTATTTACCAAGTGTCCGTTTAGGTAGATGGAACGGCAAGATCAGTTATTTCTCGTTAGCAGGAAGCACGTATCTAAATCTACTAGATCAAGTCATTCCGATCTTAGATCAATTGAATTACGATATTGAACTTGAAGACTTGCGCACATACAGCACAACCTTCAATTTCACAGAAGTGACCGAAAATACATTTTCTCATAAAGTATGGTCAAAAGGTCATGAACGTGAAGGTCAACCTATTGTATTGCGTGACTATCAAGTTGAGATTATCAACAACTTCTTAAAAAATCCGCAAGCATTGCAGGAAGTCGCCACAGGTGCTGGCAAGACATTGATGACTGCGGCTTTAAGTTTAAGTGTTGAGCAGTATGGTCGTACTATTGTTATCGTTCCAAACAAATCACTAGTGACACAAACCGAAGCAGACTATATTAATTTGGGTCTTGATGTTGGTGTATACTTTGGAGATCGCAAAGAATACAACAAGACACATACTATCTGCACTTGGCAAAGTCTTAACAACATGCTTAAGAATACACAGTCGGGTGAAGCAGAAGTTCCAATTGGAGAATTCATTGAAGATGTAGTATGTGTAATGGTCGATGAAGTTCACATGGCTAAGGCTGATGCACTTAAGACATTGCTCACTGGAGTATTCTCAGCAGTACCTATTCGATGGGGTCTAACAGGAACAATTCCTAAAGCAGAAATGGACCGTGTGTCTATTCTAGTATCACTTGGACCTGTTATCGGCAAACTAGCCGCAAGTGATTTGCAAGAGAAGGGTGTTCTAGCACAATGTCACGTGAATATTGTACAGTTAAAAGATACTCCTGAGTTTACAAACTATCAAAGTGAGTTGAAGTTTCTTACTGAGGATCCTAAGCGATTAGATACCATTGCTAACTTGATTAGAAAAATTAGCGAAGGCGGCAATACACTTATTCTTGTTGACCGCATTGGTGCAGGTAAAGAACTACAAATCAGACTATCAGAAATCTTTAGTTTAGTTAAAGATGCACCCGAAGTTGCATTTGTGTCGGGTAATACTAAACTAACAGAACGTAAGGAAGAATACGATGAGATTAAAACAGCGAGTAATAAAATTATTATCGCCACTTACGGCGTCGCCGCAGTGGGGATTAATATTCCTCGGATCTTTAATTTGGTTCTTATTGAGCCAGGCAAATCTTTTGTAAGAGTTATTCAAAGTATTGGTCGAGGTATTCGCAAGGCTGAGGATAAAAACTCCGTTGAAATTTGGGATATTACCAGTACATGTAAGTTTGCAAAGCGTCATTTAACACAACGCAAGGCTTTTTACAAAGAAGCCAACTACCCGTTCAGTTTGGAGAAATTGGATTATTAATATGTTGACAAAACAAAAGAAAGATGATAGAATAACAAAATGCGTATATTAACCCTTGATGATGAATATTATAACTTAGAGACATTGCCAGAAGAAATTGATGATCTGCGATTTGCGATTCTTGATAACTCTAATCCACAGAATGTAGATTATTATTATATCCCGCTAATCTTTTTGGAATCGTTCAACAGCCCTGCTCTAGTATTAAAGATTGCTGACAAGATAATCAAAATGCCAGTTGATTGGCAGATATTGATCGGTGAACAAGAACATGGTGACTTAGAAACATTACCGCTGTCTAGTCTTAATGACAGAGGATTCAACGTGTTTCAATTCAATCCATTAAGTTCATTCTCACCGACATTTCTGCCAATTGAAATTGTAGATATCTATCCAGACGTAACTTGGTATGCACCTCGTCTTAGAAACGGACAATTCTTGTGTGTTCCTATTGACGATGGTCCAAATCCTCGTTGTGTTTATTTTGTCAAAGAAGTAAGTCGTAACTGCGAAATCGTAGATTATAGTCAAGCATTTTGAAAGAAGAAAAATGAAGTGGTTTGATAAATGGTTTTTTAATAAGTGCCGTCAGGCATGGGATGATGCAAAAAATCCAGTTGATGAAGATGTTCCTATGTATCCAATGCAATCACGTAAGGGCAGGGCAATTACTTCGTCACCGCGGTCACTAGAATCAAATGGTGTCAATTTTAGATTGTATACTGCTAGTGGTGGTCATGTAGTAGAGTTGAATCATTATGATTCGCAAACTGATCGACAGACTACGGGATTGCATATTATTCCTGCTAGTGAAGATTTAGGCCAGTCACTAGCACATATCATTACTATAGAGGCACTAAAGCGATAATGCAAGTAGCACACCAAACATTACAGGTTGAGGGTAATCGCTATTGGTTCAATCAGTCAAAGCGTTACCCAGAAGATATTATTTCTGTGAAACGCTATGTTAATATCAATGATATTAACTTGACAGAAGATCAGATACCTGATACAATTAAACTTGTACAACGTGACTGTCTTAACAATTGGTATAACGATGATAATGATGCATCAATTTACGTAGTTAAGCATGAAGACAAGTATGGCGTTTTTGCAAATCATCAGGCAATTTAAATGGCAAAAGAAAAAGTAGCAGTAGACGAAAAGTTAGAACAACAAGACTTTGACTTGTTCGAAGCCATAACGGCTATCGACAAAAAAGACTATGGCTACTACGATAGACTAACTCCCGAACAACAAAAGAAGTTTGTTCCTTTTATGATGTTGCATTGGATCAGCGCAATCAAAGGCAACGAAGGTCTATCACGTTATTATGTTATGAGTACAAACGAGTATGCTAACAAATACTTGTTCAATGAAAATGTAATGAAGCATCCTAAACTACAGTGGCTTATGCTGTGTTCAGCAAGCCCTGGCTTAGGCAAACAATTTCATCAATGGATCCCACATATCAAAGAACGTGTGAGTAAGTTGCGTGAACCTGCTAAGACAAAAGATATTAAAGAATACTTTAAAAAGATATATCCCAAAACTAGTGATACAGATTTGTCTGACTTTGCAGAAGCATTCGTAGACAATCACAAGAAAAAAATGTATCTGGCTAACAGATTCCCTAATTTAAAATATGATGAGATTGAGTTATTAAGTGACATTGTTACAGACGAAGATATTAAACAATATGAAAAAGACTTCGGCAACTAAGTCAGAGTTTAATTGTGAATTTTGTGGGCGTGATTTCCTGCGTGAATCAACTATGGCTAAACATCTATGTGAAAATAAACGTAGATGGCAAGACAAAGACTTACCTGGCAATCGTATTGGGTTTCAATGCTGGTTGCAGTTCTATGTAAAGAACACTGCAACTAAGAAACAACGTACATATTTGGACTTTGTTAAGAGTTCATATTATCTAGTGTTTGTTAAGTTTGGTCACTATTGTGTAAACGTAAACGTGTTGAATGTTACACGTTATGCTGATTGGTTACTTAAGAACCAAATCAAAATTGATAACTGGGCAAGCGATACTAACTATACAAAGTTCTTAATTGATTATCTTAAACTAGAAGACCCATTAGACGCAATTGCACGTAGTATTGAAACTACGATTGCACTTGCTAAGTTAGATGGCATTCAAAGTAAAGATAGTTTGCGTTATGGCAACAAGAACAAACTATGTTATGCTATTACGTCCGGCAAGATTAGTCCATGGATGCTATATCAAAGCGACAGTGGCATTCAGTTCATTGAAAGCCTTGACGTAACACAACAAAAGATGATCTTAGACTATATCAATCCTGAACAATGGGCTATCAAGTTTAAGCGTAGTAGCAATATCATTGGTCAAGTGAAAGAGTTATTGAATGCGGCAGGATACTAGAATACGTATACCGTGGATAGTAAATGGTAACACAACTAAATGGAATGAAACCTGTGCATGGGCAATAGAACAGTTTGGATTACCCGGAAATAGATTCACTTCTCATCCTACAGAAGACTATATGGATTTTCATTTTAAAGATGAAAAAGACGCTATCCTATTTGAGTTAAGATGGGGATAATATGTTAATGCATCATTACGAAGGCGGAGACTGGAACAATACCAAACCTGGTTGGTATGAAGGTACTGCATATGTTTCTCACCCTTCAGAATTGCATGACAAGTATGAAGAAATAATTGCCTGGTTGTATGAGCGCATAGATAAATGTGAAAGACATACTAGATGGTATGCAAGAAGTAATTTTATAAAAGTCAAGTTTAGGTACGAAAGGGATTATGAATGGTTTATGCTGACATGGGCTTAAGCACAATTAAATACGATGACCCCATTGAAGTTGTCCCTGTTAACTTTAGGACACTAAAGAAGACTGTTCCATTGAATGGTGGATGGGAAGACCGAACCTTTTATGAAGTACGACCTAAAATTAATGTAACACTTGATTGGTTAACAAAACATTATGGTGTGTTTAAATACCAAGAAACATGGTGGTACACTAATAATAGCATTGTAATGAGAGATAATATCTATACGCATTGGAAGTTGTGTGAGTGATTATAAATTAAAGTTTACTAAGTTGGACAAAAGATATCAGGGCTATGGTGTCTTTTCTCACTATATTCAAATACAAGCCTCTAAAGGCTTTGTCGTACCTTCGGCTAGTGTAACTAGTTTGTTTAATAAGTTTCGTACACTATGTGTTGAAACATGGGGAATGTCCACAGAACGAGATACTTACATTTATCTACATCACAATAAAAACTATTTGTCTTTGGCTCAACTAGAAGATATGTATGAACTTAATGAATACTGGGCATGGCATACTGAGCGTGAGGAACGTAGAATATACTTAACAGAAAAAGGTAAAACATGGGCGGAACTAGTGTGGACATAAAAGAACCTATCTATTGCAGCCTTGCGCAAGGTTCAGTAGCAATCAACTCATATGGTGAGTATATTCCATGCTGTAACATTCGCATGGAACATTTTACTATGTACCAGTCACCTTTTATCAAGCATCTTATACCCACTGAGCCGAGTGAACGTATTAATATGGCAAATCTTAAAAAGATTCGCAATGATCTATCTAAAGGAATTTGGCCATTAGCATGTCAGAATTGTAAAAGTTCAGAAGACAATGGTGTTGCATCAATGCGTACAATTTGGAATGAGGCTATTCCAGATGCACCCATGACTGATACTATTAATCCAATTGATGTAAAATATCTTGATTTGACATTTGGCACAAAGTGCAATAGCAAGTGCATGACCTGCAATGCAGATTTAAGCGATTTTTGGGAAGAAGAATACAATATACATTATCCTAACTCAATATATACAAATGTTAATAATAGAGTATCAATTACTACTGAAACTGCACAAAAATTAATTGATACTTTTCCCAATGTCGAACGAATTAGTTTAATTGGTGGTGAACCTACAATCTCTGATGAACATTTTGAATTTCTCAAAATGTTAATTGAAAAAGGTAGAAGTAAAAATATTGGATTAAGTTATGTCACTAACTTAACTGGTGTTACTGATGAACTACTAGAACTATGGGATAAATTTAAAACAGTTCACTTGTCAGTAAGTATTGATGGCTTTGATAAAGTTAACGAGTACATTAGATATCCATTTAAATGGTCAAAGACCGAAAACAATTTAAAAACTATTTTAAGTTTATGTCAAGAACATGTACTAACCCACAAGTATACAATGGGATTAAGTTGTACACATAGTATATACAATGCTATTCAAGCACATGATTTGATAGAATATTTCTATGATATATTAAAATCTTATCAGTGTGAAGATGGTAATACATTGCTTAAACATTGCGGAGCATTTATTAATAGAGTAAGTCATCCTAAAGATGCAATGGTATCTAACTTATCAAACACATATCGAAATAAAGGTATTAAACGTGGTAGTAAACTATTAGAAAAAGTTCAACATGATATCGACAATGGATTATTAGTTGAAAAGGGTATTGTAGAATCGATCAAGTTAATCAATGCTTGGTTAGCAGAACCTTGGTCTATGGATAAAACAAATATTCAAACTATACTTAAGTTCATTAACACTTCTGATACATTTAGAAATAGAAACATCAATGACTATATTCCCGAACTTATGACTGAATTAGAATACATGAAACAGGTATTAAAAATTGACTGACAGTAATGTACTAATTGATGGTTTAGGATATGTTACTGTTAGAGAACTAATACCTGAACATTTAATTGATAGTATCAATTTAAAACTTGATACATTGTATCCTATACGTGCATCTAGTAGCAATAAGCAATATGCTGAAGGTAAAAACATTTCAAAACTACCTGACGTAAGTGTTTGGTGGAGTCAGTTAACTATGGACTGGCCAGAAGTTATTGAGATTAATAACATCATTCAACCATTAGTGGCAGATTTCTTAGATAATATTGAATGGTATGCAAGCGATATCGTAACGATTGCTCCCGAAAGCACATGGATTAATCCTCACGTAGATACCCCACATCGTTTCAGTAAGTACAACTATGATCAACGATTGTTAGGTGTGCAATGCATTGTTGCATTACAAGACACCGATCACAAAACAGGATCAACTGGTATTGTTGCATGTAGCCAAACACATGATTGGGATATCAATAAATGCTATAATGGAACTTATGACAGTTATTTCAAAGTGCATTGTATGCAACCCATTATGCCCAAAGGTAGTTTGTTGATGTATAACTGTAGACTGTTGCACTCTAGTATGCCAAATTATTCGCCCAAAGCACGACCTGCACTATTGCTTAATTACCTAAACGGTGCTATAATAGAAGATATAAAGAAGATAGACAATATATGGAAGAGTAATAATGGCGAATGATATTATGATTGACATTGAAAGTTTAGATACACGACCTGATTGTGTTATCTTAACTATTGGTGCAGTTCGTTTTGATCCTAAGGGTACTGGAGTAGTTGAACGTTTAGAACTACGTCCCACTATTGAGGATCAAACAGAAATTTACAATAGAAGTATTAATGAAGACACATTACGTTGGTGGTCTACTCAAAGTCCAGAAGCCCTTGAAGAAGCAATGGGTGAGCATGGTCGTGTCCCGTTTGCAGAATGTATGGAAACACTTTATAAGTTTTGTTGGAACCGGCGCGCTGTTTGGAGTAATGGTGCACCTTTTGATTTGGTAGTAATGGAGAATGCGTGGCGTCAAGTCACTGATCCTTTAGTTAGACCTAATCCTATTCCTTGGCCTTTCTGGTCTA